AGGCTCTACTGGAGTACCTAAAGTAATAGAAAAATTAATTCAAGGTATTGGTGTAAATTTTGAAGATCAACCAGTTTTATTTAGAAGGATAGATCAAAATGCAAAAGAATACTTTGTAAACAGATTTCAATATTATGTTCAAACCCAAGGTGAATCTCCGGCATCTGCTGAGCAATTAACACTAAAGGACATAAAAGATAATATAGGAGATAAAAAGGCTAAAAATATTTTTTATAGAACTGCTGAACCAGCAACCGATTTATATAGAGAAATCAGAACCAGAACAAAGGAAGCAATAGATAAAGGATTAGTTAAACATGGGGATACTCGTTTTCTAACAAAGACGAAATTAGAATTACCTGATGGTGTATTAGAACAAACTATTCAATATTTTGAAGGTAAAGCTAGAATGCCTAAATTCTTGTTAGAATTAGCAGATAAATACCCTTCTTTTTCAGCAAATCAATTAGCAAACTGGCAAATGATTGCGCATGGCATTAAAAAACCAGAAGAATTAGGTGTGAAAGAACCTATTCAAAATGCTGCAATAGCATTGGATCTACCTTTATTTAATGAAACGGCGAGAAGATTACAATTCAAACCTACAAGCTGTAGTACCATGCAAGCTGCTTGCTTAGTGAATTATCAAAAGAGTCTTCTAAATAGAGGTGAAGTATATAGACCTGAAGCGGACGAAGTTGGAGATGAAGGTGCTTCATTATCTGATGGACATAGTGTTATACCTACTGGCAAATTGAATGAATCACAACAAGCTGCTGCTGATTTAAAAAGAGATATAGAATTAAAGGATAAAGCAAATAAAGATATAGCCTATCTTCAATCCGATGCACTTAAAATTAAAGATGATGGTAGGGAAATTAATCAAGAAGTATTAAATAAGTATTTTGGTGGAGGTATAACTTATATTCCGGGTGGTGATAGTAATTCCCTTGCTAGATTAAAATATTTATATGCTGAAAGGTTATTAGGAGATAATTTACCAAGAGAAGGTGATGATCCTAAAATAGTAGATCATATTTGGAAAGGGGTAGCAAATCAAGTAAATGAAGTATTACAGGAAAATCGAGAGCCCGGTTCTGTACAATCCTTAAATCCATTAACTGGTGATTATGCAGCTGATATGAATTTACCATGGGTTCAAGAGAAAATTAATTCTGGTGAATGGCAGCTTATACCTTTACTTAATGGAGAAGAGATAGATCCAAAAAATGTGATAACAGAAAAAGATGTAAAAAATATGTCAGCGACGGAGCAAATTTTTAGAATGCTTGGAC